AAAGTCGTCTCTCATGGGCGCGTCTTCGCAACCACATTTGCACTTTAATTCGTCATATGTAAAATATTCCCAGTTTTGTCCCATTATTTATTTCTTTTCTTTAGATACAAAATGGTAAGGAAACATTGTTGCAAAAATACCTTTTCTATCTATCTGCTCCAACAAACTTTCAGGATAATCTTTATCTTCATAAACAGGTACTCCGCGAAGCTCTTCAAGTTTTTCTTTAGCTACTGTATTTACAAGGCTAGAAAGTTGGTCTAGTTTTTCAAACTCTTGTTCACCTTTTGTTGTGTCCTGAAATGGGTCTGTAAATCTTATTCTCAGACCTTTGTTTTTTGCGACGTTATTTAACATATCGTAAAAATTTATTACCCATTTCTTTTGATTTACTTTTTCTTCAGGTGTAGTAGCATTTTTATAATCCATAAATCTCATAAGAACTTCTTCTGCACCGCCCCCTACATTAAGAATATGATCTAAAGTTTTATTAATTAATGGTCGTAAATTAAGTTTTTGTACTGCTTTGTGCCTAGCTTCGTGAATAAACGTAACAGCCGTGTTTACTGGGTCTGTTAAGTGTGGGTTTCCTTCAGAATCTAAAATTGAATCTGTTCCTATTATATGATCGCTTTGTCTTAAACTTACAAAAGAAGCATCTTTAGCTGGCATAAAAGATTCTGGTTTATCTCGCAGTCCTTTTTCACCTAATTTAGCACGTTCTTCTACTCTGTCATAAGGTGTTTGTGCTTTTCTTCTGTTATATTCTTTTATAAATTCTACAGAGTCTGGTTCGTTTTCTCTACCTTGTCTTTTAATCTCTTTAATTATGTCACCTGCCTCTTTCATATTCTGAGACCTATCTCCTAAGTACGATCCTGCAAGACGACGCCTATCACCAAGCCTTATATTTGCTGTACTAAACATATCTTTAGGTTTAGCTTTAGGGTCCATCATTGGTTCTTTTATTTCTGAACCATATTGAGCGAGCATATCGTTTTTTATGTAAGGTTCAACATTCATCATAAATTCAACATCATGCCCACCTTCTACTAAAGTTTTTATCTCTTCTGCTCTGACGCGGCCACCCTCATTCAGTTCTTTTTTTTTTACAAGACCACCTTCGCTCATATCAAGAAGTTCTTTCTCTTCTTTTTTCTTTTGCTGCATTGGAGATGGACTTTGTAGCGGACTGCCTTGTGTAGGAGAGTGCAACGTTTCACCGCTAGGCTTGGCAACCATACCACCCATTTGCATCATAGGCGGCATAGCCTGTTCTTGTGGAATTTGCATGGGAGGCATAGCTGCTTGTGCCATCTGTTGTGGTTCTTGTGGAGGTGGCACAAAAGCTTTTTCTTTGTCGCCTCTGTTCTTTTCGAGTTGTGCGCGAAGCTCTAAGCCCTTCTCACGATAGGTTTCAAGACGTTGTATACCGATATACTCTACAAGTTCTTTCGGAATACGATACTCAAAGTTAGAAATCTTAATCGGAATATCAGAGTCAGGATCAGCACCTTCAATCTGTACACCGTCTTGCTGTGCTTGTTTCATCGCTTTCTTAACTTCGATATTAATATTGTTAAGACCTACGTAAAGTACAGATTCATATGGAAGAATAAAATCTCCTTCTTTTGCTGTTGTAGGAATATCGTCCTCTACGGACTCTACACCACCCTCTGTAGGTAGATCGCCCATAGGTTCGTTTACTACACCAGCTTCTAAAGGTGGTGCTTCCATTTCAGGAATGTTAGGTTGAATAAGTGCCATTGTTTTTCCCTTTGTTAAAACTTACCATGAATCCCCACTGTCATCTGAATCAGTTGCTGCATCAGCGGCATCGCTGCCGGAACCACTACTTGCACCGTCGCTATCGGAAGTATCGGCATCTTCGTCCTCGTCTTCCATTCCAATATTTGCGGCGTTGTCCGCAACGGAACCGATACCTCCGGGTCCAGTTGGACCGCTGGGCGGCCCAGTCTCGCTCGTATCGTCATAGGGTGTACCGTAAGGATTGCCAAAACTATGAGCAGGAGAAGAAGGACCATACGGGTTTGCTCCTCCGGGTGGAGCGTCTAATTCGCTTTCACCGTAAACTACAGACCTTCTTGCTCCCTCTATTATATTTAAAATATCTTTTTCACTTGTAGTTGGAGGTTCTAAGTTTCCAAAATTAAATTCTCCTTTTTGACCCGACGAAACAATACCCTCTACAAGCAAATCGTTCTCTTCTTGTTCGTTTTCCTGATCTTCAATACTGTCTCCCAACAATCCAAAAGTTAAACCATGTAAAAAAGCAGACGCAAAGTTACCAAAACCAAATCCTGAAAAACTAGAGTTAGCTATGTCTGCGGCAGCACCTACACCCGCAATAACAGGGGCTACAATAAGTCCAGCAGGAGTAAGCAATCCTCCTGCAATGGGAGCGGCTAAAGCAGGATTTGCACCCATTACAAAACCCTCTGCAACATTTTGAGCAATCATGGTGCCTAGAGTTTGTGGATTATTCATCTTGTCACCAAATATACTAGCCTTTGTACCGAAAAGTGAGGCTGTTCTTTCCGCTTGCATAGCCGTAGCAAGTATATCTTTACCCTCTGCTCTTGCCGCTGCAATTTCGGAAGGAGTAGGCATACCTGATGGTACATTAGAAAATGTTGTCTCTGCCTGATTTACAGTCTGTGCAGCTTGAGACATTTGTGCGCTGCTGAAATCTCCAAAAGCAGGTTCAGAGTCCTCTTCGCCAAATAAACTTCCAAAAGCATCGCCTAAAGAAGTTGTAGATGTAGATGTAAAAGAATCCTCTCCATCTTCATCAAAACCTCCACCATCTACTTCTTCAAATGTGCGAACAAAATCAACAGGTGTAGTAGTTTGCTGTAAAGTTTCAACAGGGTCTGTTTCAATCTCTTCAAGTATGTTTGTAAATTTTGGTTCAGTCTGCTCAACATTTGCACTTGTTACTTGCTGTAACTGTCTAGAAAGAAAAGCTGGATTTGTTCGCAAAATACTTGCAATTGCTTGCCGTCGTTGTTGAAAAGCTGGAGAATCTTGAACTCTTTGCTGTTGTGCTTGTTCTAAAAAACTTCTTAAAATATTTGCTTGTGGAGAAGAAAGAGGCTCTACATCCTCATCCTCATCCTCTAAAAAACTTTGTCGTGTTGCCTCTACAAAGGAAAGAGAAGGAGTTTTTTTAATTTCTTGTAAAGCAGATTGAGTAGAGGCATTTAATTCATCTTCAACTTTACTAGCATCAGGAAATCTAGAAAGAAAAGACTGATTAGTCTCTTCAATTAAAGGATCACTTCCTAAAGTTGATAGAACACTTTGTCTAATTTCTGGAAGTTCTGATATAAATGGTTGACGTTCAGGAATAAAACCTACGTATGCGTTACCTCTGCCCCAATATTTTCTATAGTCTGGATGCTCACGATAGGCCCACGGAAAGTCAAGATAATCGCCGGGTGAGTCGTCATATAAACCTGCGCCTTCTTCTCCTTCTGCATTTACTGTAAAATAGTCAATTCCATAGTCAGAATGTCCAGTGTCATACGCACCAACATCGCCTCTCGGTAGCCGCATCTGTTTGTCCAGACCGCCTTTGCCTTCGGCGTGAGTGAAAAAACGTCGAAACTCTCTCTCTGTTCTGCTGTTTCCAGTAGTTAAAGCCATTTAATTATTCTTTTTGTTTAGCATCTGATTTAACCGATACCTTCAGGCTCTGAAGTGTTTCCAGTAAAGCCAGCTTGCCCTGCAAGCGGCGCATCTCCAATTCCGATTCCACCACCACCAACTGCCGTTGCATCATTTGGCCCAACTGTTGTAGGTGTTCCTCCAGCGGCTCCCATGCCTCCGAGTTGTTGACCAGCGGGAGAAGCTTCTTCGCCTGTTGTGCGTTCATTTAGTCCTCTCAATACTTCTGCAAAAACAGCAGCATCATTTACATCATTTACAAGAAGATCAGGATCGATATCTTGACTGATAGCTAATTCACGTACCAGATTAGGAATCTTAATAAACGGTGCAAGCATCGGGTTAGCTACTGTTTGCAACAGTGCAGTCAGACGTTGACTACGTACTTCCTTTTGTATAACTGCGCTTGTACCGCGAGGTTTAATTTCTAGATCACCATGTATCTCATTCATGTTGTCGTTGAACTGCATGTTCCATTGAAAGAACGCTTCGCCCATCGGCTTGAGAAGAAAGTCATCAATATTTTTAATAACAGTCTTGATACTGAGTCCTGCACTCGACATCAGCATACTGAGACCTGCTGCTGTACGTCCTGTGCCTGTTACGCCTGTCTGACCGTGTACGATACTGGGAATACCTGTTTGCTCATCTGCAAGCTGACGAGCTTTGTCGTACATCTGTATATTTTCTCCAGCAGTATTCGGAAACTTAATACCGTTGATTGCTGTACCCGTAACACCAGACTGGCGACGAAAGACCTTACCCGGATATACATCGTAGGACTGACCGGGAACAAGCTGCGTTTCGTCAATATCAAACACAAGATTTCCTGCTAGAGCCAGATTGTCTATAGCCATACGAACGTGACCGTTCATAAGAAGCTGACTATCTTCCATGTTCTCTGCTACACCTACACCAAAGATTTGGTAGGGGTTTAGTTCAAAAGGAAATGAGTAGAAGGGAAGGCGTGTCGGTAGAAACGGATTGGATACAATACGAAGAATTTCGTTTCCGCAAATCCAAGCGTTTACCTGAATAGACGGTCCCGCATCTGCTGGTATTTCAAGACCAGCGTCTTCGGCACTGTTCGTATCCATGATACCCCAGTACTCCAGCACCTCGTAACGAAATCTTTCATTTTGTGTATCTTTTTCGTTATTGTAGAGCGTACTTTCAAAATAACGTTCTTCATAGTTTGGTCCTTCTTCTAGAACGGCTTCGATAGCTTTTTGGTCAAAGAAAGGTCGATTTAGTAGATCGTAAAGTTGTTCACGATTAAAACGATGACGTTGAATTACATATTCGCAATCGTGTGTAGAGGTTGCAGAGGGATCGGGATAGAAGTCCCAACAGCTTACAGACTCGATACGAGGCACAGACTTGTCGTATGGAGCGTAAGTTTTTTCATTTGTGTTCTCATCTAAAGACCAGTTATGTACAGTTTTACTGTAGTTAAATGGTCCTTTAATAATACCTGTGCCAAGCAAAGCACATTCAAACAAAGCGTGTCGCATTACAGTTACAGCGTTTGTGTCTAGAAGCTGATCCTGAATGCACTTTTCTAGAAAACGTGCAGACTCACGGGCAGGAGCTATTTGTGGTTCTCCTGCACGGGCTGGGCCTTCTTCTAGATTTGCTCCTTCGTAACGATCTTCTAAACCTGCTAAAGGTGTAGCTTCTGTAGCACCCGGAAGCAGTTCTCGTCCATCACCCGGAAAACCAATAGGGTCTTCTTGTACAGGTTGAGGTGATGGGTTTTTAGACAGATGAGCAAACTCCACAATACCTTCAGGTACTGGAGTTGACTCGACTGAAATGGGAAACTTATTTTGTGAAAAAAGAATGTCTACGATCTGACCGTAAGCGGCAAGAACTTTTGTTTTTGTAATTTTAATAAAAACTTGACTTCGTTCATTCTCACGGTACTGTGTAGAAGAGTCATAAATACCGCGATAATTCTTATAAGCCTGTAGCCATCTTTCTTCATCGGGAAGCCTTCCAGTTTCAGCGTCTTCAAAACGAGACTGAATGGTTCCAACAAGTTCATACTTGTCTTCTTGCTTCATTTAAATGCAACTTTCGTTGTGTAATACAAAATTAACTGTGAGGGCTGGACTCAGCCATTTTGCCAAGAACGCTTTTGTCCATGTGCTTGCTACCAGCTTCTGACGGAAAGGATTCAGTCAAAGGGTAGTTGCGCTTAATTACAGTGTCGAACTCAAGCGGTTCGCGATAAAGAGCCGATTCGTTAGCATCGGACATTTCGCCCTGCTTCGACATCTGACCCGAAATGTAATTAGCACCGTACATTTGTTTGTTTCCTGTAGGCATAATATAGTTTCCTTATGTTGATTGTCAATTAACGGTTAAATATCTGTGCAGCTTCTGCTGCTATTTTTGCTCGTTGTATTCTTTCATCTATGCTTGCATCTATCCGTGCTTTTCTAGCTTCTTGTGTAAATGCTTCACTTGTATCTACATCTTGCAGTTCACTAAATAGTTGTCTCATAGATTCTGCTTGTGTTGTTTCTCCATAATCTCCTAACCCGCTTTCTCTTTGATCGCGCTGAGATTGTTCTACTTGTTGTCGAGCAATAGGACTAAAACCTCTCTCCTCAAGACGCCCTCTGTTTGCTTCTATATCTGCAAGAGCAGTTGTGCGTTCTGCCATATCAGGAGAAAGTCTTTGAGATGATGCAGCTTGCATTCTTTCTAAAAGTTCTGTGTCACTCATGTCATCGGAAGCAAACAAAGAACGTCTTTCAGCCCTACCCATGATCTCCTCTGCTGGATCAAGACCACCGTACGCTACTTCAGTTGGACTTAGCGCGACATCTGCTGCTGCGTCTCCTATAGTTGCTAAAACACCTGCACCGCCTCCTAGCGCAGCTAATCCAAGTTTTGTAACACCTTTACCCATTCTACTAAGAAAATCTCTTTTTTGTTGTTCGTCTTCAAAAAACTCTGATGCTCGTCTACGTGCATCTTGTGCTGTTTGTGGAATATCTTCTTGTGGTGTATCGGTAAAATCAAAGTCACTTTCAGGAGAA